GTCAATTAGAGATTCAATATTTCTTTCCACTTACGGAACAGATTGAACTTGATTTAGATTTTTCTCAGTGTTCTCCGCACCAATATTATTATCGTGCTCAAGGTATAGCTGGTCTTCATGGACCAATTCCTGTTGGTATGCAATACAGAAATGCTGTACTTGTTAGTGATGGTGGAACAGGAGCAACTTGGTCTCAACGTATTGGTGAATGGGAAATTCCCAGTGAAAAAAAACAACCAAGCAAACTTCAAAAGTTTATGATGAAGTATTTCTTGGGTTGGAAATGGATGGGTAAATGATTGTATTTAAAAGTGTAAGCTGGAAGAACTTTTTATCAACTGGCAACTCACCCAATAAAGTATTACTAAACAAATCTCAAACTACTTTAATCATTGGTAAAAATGGTGAGGGTAAAAGCACAATCTTAGATGCTTTGTGTTTTTCTTTATTTGGTAAACCATTTCGTAATGTTAATAAAGGTCAGTTGGTTAACTCTATTAACAATAAGAATTGTTTAGTTGAGGTTGAGTTTGATATCAATGGTAAAGAATATAAAATCATTCGTGGTATAAAACCAAACGTCTTTGAGATTTGGTGTGAGAATGAAATGATTAATCAAGATGCTGCTTCTCGTGATTATCAAAAGATCCTTGAGCAACAAATCCTAAGATTAAATTATAAAACTTTTACCCAAGTTGTTATTCTTGGCTCGGCATCTTTCGTTCCATTTATGCAGTTATCTTCATCGCAACGTAGGGAAGTTATTGAAGATATTTTAGATATTAGAATTTTCTCTACAATGAACTTGCTATTGAAAGAAAAAGCGCAGGAGACTAAAGATGCCATACTACGGACTGAGAGTGAAATTAAAAGCGCAAAAGATAAGGTTGAAAATCAACAAGCGATTATCAAAACGATCACGGAAGCGAAAACTGAAAGTATCAACAATATCTTATCAAAGATATCTGCGAACAATGCAGAGATTTTACACACAGAGAGCGAGATCGAACTTATCGTTTCGGAGATCGGTACTCTTAAAGCAAGCATCAATGATAAGGAAACTGTTACTGATGACATTGAAAAAGCAAAATCCTTTAAAAGTAAGTTGCTCCAAAAGATCGAAACTTGCGAGCATCAGTCAGAGTTTTTTAACGAGCACGATGTTTGCCCTTCATGTGACCAAGGTATCCCAGAGGAACATAAATCGAAAATTGTCGAGGAACTTAATTCAAAGTTGCTGGAACAAAATGGAAAAGTTAGCGAACTCGAAACAATCCTATCCAGCCTTAATGAAAAATTATCTGTCATTGCTGAAGTACAATCAAAAATTACCGAAAAAAATATTGAGTTATCTACAAGAAACTCAGCAATCACCCTCCTCAACAAACAAATTAAAACGCTACAGGACGAAGCTGAAAGCGCAAAAACTGATACGGCAAATATCGATGAGGAGAAGAACAAGTTAAAAGATCTAGCAAAAGATGCGCTAGATAAAATTGCTCAGAAGAATCAACTGCAAGAACATCGCAACATTGAAGAAGTTGCTAATGTGCTTTTGAAAGATACAGGTATTAAGACTGCTATTATTCGTGAATATCTACCAGCAATGAATAAGTTAATTAACAAGTATCTGAACGCAATGGATACTTACATTCACTTTGAACTTGATGAAGCGTTCAACGAAAAGATTAAATCTCGTTTCCGTGATGAGTTTACTTACGCAAGTTTCTCTGAGGGTGAGAAAATGCGCATTGACCTTGCAATTCTTTTTACTTGGCGCCAAATAGCAAAAATGAAAAACTCAGTTAATACTAACCTACTTCTACTCGATGAAATTTTTGATTCAAGTTTAGATACAGCAGGTACTGATTATTTCCTAACCCTAATGAATCAGTTTGGTGAAAATTCAAACATCTTTGTTATTAGTCATAAAGGTGATCAGTTGTTTGATAAATTCAGATCTGTGATTAAATTTGAAAAACGAAACGACTTTTCAATTATCGTGTAGTTGGAATTCCTAAGTCAACTCCTTCCAAAACTTATCTCTATGGTTTTATCTTGGATAGACCATGGGAATCTCCGCAACCGAGTCTATGAGTTGCAAGATCGGCTTGAAACCCTTGAGATCGCTTTAGAGGATATAGAGCGGATGAATAAAGACCCTAAGATCCATAGGGTTATTCAGAACACTAAAAAACCCTTATAAATCAACAACTTACGATTATAGTCAAATTTCGCTTTACTTTTACAAAAAGATGGCGTATAATAGTTGTATAAATGATGAAAAGGTGATAAATATGTGGAATGAATTTAATGATTTTGAACTAGCCCAGTTGGCTGGTCAATATGGTCTAGAAGACTCATTAGTTTTCTCAGGTGAACTTTCCTTAGCAAATCGTGCTGAAGTTGAGTCATTGCTGACTTTAGCAGAACACGATATGGCGTTTGGAGAATAATATGGATATCAAAGCATCAGATCTTTCCGCACGTCTTCTTGCTACTGAAAATCTTTCAGTGCAGCGTGCTAGAACTCGCACTGCATCATTCGATGTAAAATCCCGTGTACTAACACTACCTCTTTGGAAAGATATGACTCCCGAGATTGAGGACATGCTTGTTGGTCACGAAGTCGGTCATGCATTATATACAACCGATGAGTATTTTGTTCCTATTAAAGATAACTCAAAAATAATGACCTACCTCAACGTACTTGAAGATGTACGTATTGAGAAAATGATCAAACGTAAATATCCAGGTCTGCGTAAACGTATGAACGAAGGATATAAACAACTCAATGATCGTGACTTCTTTGGCGTTAAACAAGTTCAGAATTTCAATGACTTATTGTTGATTGATAAAATTAATCTATACTTTAAAGCAGGATTTTCCTGTGGCGTTACTTTTGACGCTGATGAAAAACCATTCGTCAATCGTGCTGAACGTACTGAGACTGTTCAAGAAGTTATCGATTTGGCTGAAGAGATCTGGGGTTACTCTAAACAAAAATTAGAGGAAAAGAAGAAACAGATGCTTGAACAAAATCCTGAAGATCTCGAGCCAACTGACGATGAGCCTATGGGCGAGTTCGATGATTCGGATCTTGACTATGATGATTTTGAAGAATCAGAAGATCAAGATGATTCTGACTTGAAACCTTCTAGCCAAAAATCTGCTTCAAACGAACAACGTGAAGAAGATAAACCTGATGAAACAACTTCTTCAGTTGGCGATCAAGAACTTGAGTCAAAGACTGAGAAAGCATTCTCTGAGAAATTAGAAGACCTTGCTGATGAGAGCAATGAATATCTCTATCATGAATTTGATACTGATTATTTTGCTGATCCAGTAATCGGTTATAAACAGGTACTCAATGAGACTAAACAATATTGGGTTACTGAAGATAACCTTATTGAATCCGCAAAAATTATTGCTGAAGAAAATAGTAAATATGATAAGTTCAAAACCGAGACTACACGTGCTGTAAATTATCTCGTTAAAGAATTTGAGATGCGTAAATCTGCTGCACTATACAAACGTGCTCAAGTAGCAAAATCAGGTTCTCTAGATATGAAACGTGTTTGGTCATATACCCTCAGCGATGATATCTTCAAACGTGTTACAATCCTTCCTGAAGGCAAAAACCATGGTATGGTTTTCTTGCTTGACTGGTCTGGTTCTATGGATGGTGTTCTTGAAGATACTTTGAAACAGGTTATCAATTTGGCTATGTTCTGTGCTAGAATCAATATTCCATATCGTGTTCTTGCTTTTACTTCTCAGTACAATGATCGTAAATATCCTACTGAAGAAGAACGAATTAAGAATCGTCAGTGGGCTGTTAATAAAAATGCACGAAATGAAAACAAGAATATCTTGAGCAATGTAAGTAATAATTTTAATCTTCTAGAATTATTCTCCAGCAAAATGAGCACTAGTGAATTCCACTCTATGGCAAAACGTGTTTTGAATACACGCAAATTCCAGTGGAACGATGGGTTCTCTACTGGTGGAACTCCACTCAATGAAGCATTGGTTTGGATTTACCTAAACATTGACAAATATATCAAACAAAATTCTATTGAGAAAATGACTTTGATTACTTTGACTGATGGCGCTGGTGGACCATTGTATTCTTCTCGTGGTCTTGAAGATCAGAAATATGAATATGGTTCTGATGGCGTTACGAAGAAAGTTAAACAGAAACACTTTATTCGTGATACTGTTACTCAGAAGACTTATCAGTTGTCAAGATTTGCTGGTGTTCAAACTGAAACCTACCTGCGTATGATTAAAGATCGCCATAATATTATGATTGTTGGTTTCTATATTTGCGCAAACCGCAGACGTGATTTGCAGTGCGCATTGAATGATAATTTACCAAATTATAATGGTAATTCTACTTTCCAGATTGATTCTTGGAGGAAAGATTTCCGTGATCAAGGGTTTGCTTCAATTAAGAATACTGGTCGTGATGATTTGTTTTTGATTCCTCAAAGTTCAACGAAGATTGAAGAGGGTGAGTTAGATGTAAAAGCCGATGCGAATGCAAAGGTTATTGCAAAGAATTTCAGTAAATTCCTCAACATTAAGAAAACCTCCCGAGTGCTACTCAATAGGTTCGTGGGTTATGTTGCGTAAGTTATTGATTTAGAAGGGGATTTTAATCCCCTCAAGTTTGTAAGGTTATACAAAATATCGCTTTACTTTAATTGCGAACTGGCGTATAATAGTTGTATAAATTGATTGATTATGTTGTTTTTTGAAAGTGAGTTATATGATGGCTAAGATTGACAGTGCGTTTCAGACCGAGTTTGAGACTAAACTTTTTGAATTATTCCCTGATGTGAAAACCGAAGGACTTGTGCAAAATGCGCAGTTGCTTGAAACGATGCGTGCTCTTAATACGAAAACCTCACCCAAGTGGTTGATGGTGAATAAAGTAAGTCGTGGTTTGTATGCGATCGATGGTAGTAAACCTATGGTCGTTGGCAATACTGCTTTGAAACCCCAACCAAAGATTGAATCATTTACAGTGGATTATAATAATACATCATCGTTGATTCCTGCGAAGGATCCAAATTTTGTTCCTTTCGGCAACTATGCTGACTTGGAAAATATTATTAAGGCGAAGATTTTCTATCCAGCCTATATCAGTGGTCCGACTGGGAATGGCAAGTCAACTATGATTGAGCAGATTTGTGCCAAACATAAGCGTCCATTGATTCGTGTTAACTTGAATATGATGACTGATGAGGAACAACTCATCGGTACGAAAACCCTCGAAGACGGTAACGTGCTTATCGTTGAAGGTCCAGTTCTTATCGCTATGCGAACTGGTTGTACCTTATTGCTTGACGAGATTGACGCAGGCTCAGCAAATACTTTGCTCTGTTTGCAACCTATCCTTGAAGGTAAACCCTATTACTTCAAACTTAAAAACGAGATGATCGTTCCTGCTCCTGGATTTAATATTTTCGCTACTGCGAATACTAAGGGTAAGGGTTCAGATGATGGTCGTTACATTGGCACGAACGTCTTGAACGAAGCATTCTTGGAACGATTCGCTGTTACGTTTGAACAGGATTATCCTAATGCTAAGATTGAACAAAAGATTATTGAGAATCTGATGGAAACCTACGAATGCAAAGACGTAGAGTTCGCAGAGACATTGGTTAAATGGGCTGACGCAATCCGTCGCACGTTTGCTGATGGTGGTGTGGATGAAACTATTACGACTCGTCGTATGATTCATATTGTTCGTGCGTTTGCAATCTTTAAGAAGCGTGAGAAAGCAGTAGAACTTTGCTGCAATCGATTTGATTCTGCAACAAAGACTGCGTTCATTGACCTATATGATAAAGTTGCAAATCCTGCACCTGAGGTTCCTGCAACACCTGAAGTTGCTATAACACCTGCAAGTGATGAAGTGCCATTTTAAACTTGCTTTGCATATTAAATCGTAGTATAATATTATTTGAAATTGAAAAAGGAAATTGATTATGTTGAAATTCGCTGACCTGAGTATGGCTCAAAAGAAATGTGTTGTTGCTTTGATTGAAGCCCAACCATCTCTAAAAAAGAATAGCAAGATCTCTTTGAAAGAAGTTGTTGCTATCACCCAAGATTTGGCTAAAAAGCGTAGTGCTGGTGCGCCAAAGATTGGATATCCTAACTGGTTGTTCAAGAGCAATAAACTTGAGCGTGGTTTGTATCAGTTGCCAGTTCCTACTGAAACTGAACTCTCTACTTACGCTAAAGATTTGAACAACAAACCTTCTTCTAAGAAGATTGTAAAGAACAAGAAAGTAGTTAAGGTAGCCAAGACTGCTTCTACTACTGATCTTTCTGAGACCACTCGTCTTGAAAAGATTATCAATGATTCTGTTGAAGTTGACCAAGATACGGAAGACTTCAATCAGATCTTACGTGAAAACGGCATTACTGTTTAATCACGTGTTTGAGTCAGAGGGGTCACTGCCATCTCCCCTCTGACCTTTTTTATTTTATGATGGTTCGTTAATTATGGAGTTTTCTCTTATTATGTCTAAACAACAAACGCTGTTGAAACACCTCTCAGCTGGTAAAGCATTTACTGCAAAGCAAATCAAAGCATCTTTTGGTATTGCTCACCCAGCTTCCTCAATCCGTAACCTACGTGAACAAGGTTACTGCGTATACGCAAACCCTGCTGTTGTTAATGGCGCAGAAGTAGTTAAGTATCGCATTGGTAAGCCAACTCGTGCTATGGTTGCTCTTGCTGCTGCAATCAAAGGTTCATCTGTATTCACTCGTACAGTATAATTAAGTGAGTTATAAATGGATATTCTTCGGAGTATCCATTTGTCGTTTCATTTGGAGAAATGTATGATTGAGATTATTTTAGGTATTACCTTCCTTATTATTATTGCTGTAGTTTGTAAAGGGATTTCCTGTATGAAAAACCATAGTGAAACATTGGAGGATTGATGTCAAAAGTAAAAATTCAAGATGCTCCATTTACTGGACAGTTTTCAAAGCAACAGATTCAAGATGCTATTAAAGAATCACAGAACGCCACTACTGGTGGTAGAAAATTTGATGGTGGTAAACTGCAATATGGTTTACTGCCACCACTCGCATTAAAAGCGACTGTAGAAATTCTAACATTTGGCGCAGAGAAATATGAGCCAGATAATTGGAAACATGTGCCTGATTCAAAACGTAGATACTTTGACGCAATGCAAAGACATCTTTGGGCATGGAAAGAGGAAGAGCAAAACGATCCCGAAACTGGCAAGAACCATTTGGCGCATGCAATGTGCTGCTTAATGTTTTTGTATGAGCATGATGTAAAGTATTCTAAGGAAACCAAATGACCATCGAACAATGGATTTATGCAGCAACAGCATGGGGAATTTTAATTGCTATTATATATGGTAAAACTGGGTATCAAAACGTATTCAATTGTTACAAAATGTGGACAACAAAAGAATACTGGACTAATTATAACACAGTCGAGTTTCTTTCTTGGGCTGCAAAGGCAATTATTATTATTCCAGGATTGATTTGGGGTATTCAACTTTGGTGGTTATATATCCTAACACTTGGTACAAGTCTTTCTTTAATTTGGGCGAGTAATAAGAAATTACTTCCAACCCTAGTAGGATTTAATACTATTTGGGCATGGATTAGTTGCATGGTTATTGTTCAACATTTAGTCAAATAAATTTGTCAAAAAGCCACTTTTAGGGTATAATGAATTATACATATTATTATACCAAACAAAAAGGAGTTAATAATGGAACATGTATATGTGCGTTGCCCAATGGATGGAACACAGAATCAAAAGTTTTGTGGTCTAGTTGAACACTATAAATCAAATGGAAATATTGATGAATGTCCACATCTCCAAGAGTGTAGTGAAATTAAAAATTATGTTATCAATGAAGAAGGAAAATTAAATGAAATTAAGTAAAGAAACTGTAGGTCTAATTAAGAACTTTGCTGGTATCAATAGCAATTTGCTTTTGAAGGCTGGTAATAAATTGGCCACTATCTCGGCTCAGAAAAACGTAATGGCTGATGCAGTTGTTACTGAAACTTTCCCAGACTTTGGTATCTATGACCTCAATGAGTTCCTCGGTGCCATGTCTTTGTTCGATGATCCAGAATTGACATTCAATGACAAGTGGGTTACTATTGAACAAGGTGGCAACAGTATTAAATACTTTGCAGCTGAAGCAAGCGTATTGACTGCTCCACAAAAAGCGATTACCTTCCCAGATCCAGAAATTGAATTTAATATGAGCGCAAATATGCTCAGCATGATTCAACGTACTGCTTCTGTATTGCGTGCTTCTGATGTATCTATCGTTGGTGATGGTTCAACTATGAGCGTAGTTGTTGGTGATAAAAAGAATGCCACTGGTAACTCATATAACTCTACTGTTGGTTCAAGTGACAAGAAATTCAAAGTTAATTTGAAAGTAGAAAACCTAAAAATGATTCCAGGTGATTATGCTGTTAGTGTTTCCAGTAAGAAGATCTCTCGCTTCAAAGGTGCTGGTGATTTGGTTTATTATGTAGCAGTTGAGGCAGATTCATCATTCGAGTTTTAATATGAAGAACATTATTGTTCTTGGTGGCGGAACAGCTGGGTTAATCTCTGCTATCACTTTAAAGAAAACTTTTCCCGATTATTCAATTAAAGTTATTGAATCCGATAACATTGGAATCATCGGTGTTGGAGAAGGATCAACTGAACATTGGAGACGATGGGTTGAATATTGTGGTTTAGACATTAGAAATTTAATTAGAGAAACTGATGCTGCATTAAAGAAAGGTATCAAATTTGAAAACTGGAATGGTGATGGTAAAAGTTATTTCCACTCACTTGGTGGATTATGGTATCCTTACAATCAACCAGTTAATGAAAATGAGTTTGTAAAATCTTTAATTATTTCAAATATTAAAACTGAAGATGTTTTAGTTGACACGAATTTAATTGATTCAAAATCTGGAATTTTTAGTGTCAATCAATTTCATTTTAATACATTCAAGTTAAATGTTTATTTACATAAGGTTTGTGAAGAACGTGGCATTGAAGTAACAAATGATACAATCTCCAATGTTACACTATCGCCTACTGGCGATGTTGCCTCTATTGTTGGAGAGAATGCTGAGTATTTTGCGGATTTCTTTATTGATAGTAGCGGATTTAAAAGGGTTATTGCTTCAGCAGTTGGAGCGAAGTTTATTTCCTATAAAAAATATCTTCCAATGAATCATGCATTAGCATTTCCAACTGATGATGTATCAGATCTTAAACCATACACACTATCTCGTGCCCTCTCTTCTGGATGGAATTGGAGAATATCTACACAGGGTAGGTACGGTAATGGTTATGTTTTCTGTGATGACTTTATTGACTCAACAAAAGCCCATGATGAAGTTCAATCATTTTATACTGAACAAGTTAATGTCGCCAAAGATATTAGATTTGAAGCTGGTCGTGTAGATAAATTTTGGATTAATAATGTAGTTTCTGTCGGTTTATCTGCATCATTTGTTGAACCTTTAGAAGCATCTAGTATCGGCAACTCAATATTGCAAGCATTTGGTATATGCGAAATGTTAGGGGACTGGGTTGAAGACAGATCAGTATGCAACAAATACAATGATACCTTTACTAAGTGTTTTGACAATATAGTTGATTTTGTTCAGTTACATTATATCACTAAACGTAAAGATACTTTGTTTTGGCAAACATTACCAGAGATGATGACGCAGACTGATTTTATTAAAGATCATCTTGAACATTTCAAACGAAATATGCCATCCCAGCATTATTTTTCTGGTTTCTATAATATGTTTAATGCACCAAATTGGGCTCAGGTAATGGCTGGTCTTGATTTGTATGAAAAAGAACATATGAAATATAATTTGATTAATACTCATGGTAAGGGTATAATTGAAAACCAGTTGACTGAATATGATAAGTATCTTTCTGAATTGGAAACTGAGTCGTGGATTGAACATAAAGTTTTACTATCCCAAAATAATATTGTAGTAAAAATTGACCGTAATTAAATAATGGAGTAAGTGATGATTGATTTTCGTGATGACCAATTTCTTTGGGTAGAAAAATATCGCCCACAGAAAATTGATGACTGTGTTCTTCCTGAATCTTTGAAAGAAACTTTTAAGCAATATGTAACTCAGGGTGAACTACCTCATTTCCTTCTTTCTGGAACTGCAGGGGTGGGCAAAACTACCATTGCCAAAGCACTCTGTAATGAGATTGGTGCTGAATATATTATGCTTAATGGTTCAGATACTGGGGGTCATATTGATACCCTTAGAACTCAGATCAAGGGATTTGCTTCAACAGTATCCCTAACTGATTCACCAAAGATAGTTATTATGGATGAGGCAGATTTTCTTCAGGCAAACTCTACTCAGCCAGCCTTGCGTGCATTTATTGAAGAGTTCTCCGCTAATTGTCGTTTCATCTTTACTTGTAATTTTAAGAATAAGATTTTAGAAGCGATTCATTCTCGTTGCGTTTGTATCGATTTTAAGATTGACGCAAAAGATAAACAAGTGATGTTAACTCAATTCTTTAAACGTGCAACGCAAATTCTTAAACAAGAGAATGTTGACTTTGATCAGAAAGTAGTTGCTGAACTAATTACTAAACACTTTCCAGATTATCGTAGAGTTTTAAACGAACTTCAGCGTTATAGTGTTTCAGGTAAGATTGATTCTGGTATTCTAGTTAATATGAGTCAGGAATCTTTCAAAGATCTAATTAAGATGATGAAAGAAAAAGATTTTACTAATGTGCGTAAATGGGTTGGTAAAAATTCTGATTCAGATACAGTTGCTCTGTTTCGTGAACTTTATGACACGTCAGTAACATATATGGTTCCAGAAAGTATTCCCTCATTGGTTTTGGTTCTTGCTGATTATCAATACAAAGCAGCATTCGTTGCTGATCATGAACTGAATATTATGGCAGCATTGACTGAGATTATGGCCAACTGTAAATTCAAGTGAGGCTGATATGACATTATATGATTATTTGATATGGATTGTTGTTTGGATTATGGGTGCTGTATATGGATGGTATGCTAGAGAACGTCATGCAAAAAGAACTATCGAGCGTTTTGTTACAGAGATAATGCCAAAGGTTGAAGAACAATCTGATTCCCGCATCCACGTTTCAATTGAAAAACATAATGGTGTATTTTATGTTTATGATAAAATACAAAATGAATTTATGGCTCAAGGTAAAACTCGTAGAGAGTTAGAAGATGCTCTTGCAAAAAGATATCCAAATAAATATTTTGCCGCAACAACAGAAGATCTAAGGGTACTCAATGAGTCCCTTTGATTTTTTAAATGCAATTAATTTTACCAAAGAAGATTTGTTTGAAAAGGATCCGCAAGCAGGTAAAGATTATAAACCTTTCATTATAAATAGAGGGTTATCGTATTTCCCCGATACCGTATTCTATGCTAACCAGATGAATCAACATGCTGGTTTAGATAAGGATATGCAGTTTTTCTTTTTCCTAAATATTATTTCGAGGAAAAAGAGATTTAGTAAGTGGTCTAAAAAAGACGCTGAAACGGAATCTCTTGAACTCGTTAAAGAGTATTATGGGTATTCAAGTGAGAAGGCGACAGAAGCATTAAAAGTGCTGTCCGAAGAGAACTTGATTATGATAAAAGAGAAACTATATAAAGGTGGAAAATCATGACTGTTGAAATGATTTATTACGACTGGACGCCAGAGTCCATGCTTGAAGTGGTTTTACCTGAGCCTGATAACTTTCTAAAGGTTCGTGAAACTTTGACTCGCATTGGGATTGCTTCTAGGAAAGAAAACAAATTATACCAATCTTGCCATATTTTGCATAAGCAAGGTAGGTACTTTATCGTGCACTTCAAAGAACTATTTGCTTTGGACGGTAAAGAATCGAATATCACTGCTGGTGATATTGAGCGCAGGAATGCTATTTCTGGTTTGCTACAGGATTGGGATCTGTTAAAGATCCTAAATAATACGCAGGCTGAGCAAAAAGCATCTCTGTCTCAAATTAAAGTTGTGTCCTTCAAAGAGAAAGACCAATGGGAATTAGTACCGAAATATAACATAGGAAAAAAATCAAAATGATTAAACTTGAACTTGAAATTAATGAAGTAAATTCTATTCTTGCCGTATTGGGTAAGCATCCTTTCGAGGAAGTTGTAGCATTGATCCAAAAGATCAAAGTACAAGGCGACCCACAAGCACAAGCAATCGCTGACGCTGAAGCTGCACAGGCACCAGAAACACCAGCTGTTTAATCAGGAGAAACTAAATGGCAGAACAAGTAAACCCAACAATCGAAGAAATTGAAGCAAAAGATGCTGCTGCTCGCGCAGAAGCTATTAAGGCTGCAGAAGAAAAAGCTGCTGCTGAACTTGCTGCTCACGTAGCTGCAGTTAAAGCTACTGAAGCTGAGGCTCTTGCTAAATCTGCCGAACAGTTTCCAGAATATCACGCTGATAAGTAATTCACCTTAGGA